GTTTGAACGCATCGTATTCGTCATCGGGCTAGTTGTTATCGCCCTCGACCTAATCTACTGGAGACCCTAATGTTAATAATTGAACGAACTTCTAATGGCAAGACCATGGTGGTCATGAAGAAAGACTGGCACCCGAATCGTATCGGGAAGGCTTATCAACGCCCACTACCTAACTACGTGGTGTCTGAGGATGCAGTAAATATCCAACGAGCATTTTTAGATTTCAAACCAAGGAAACAATCATGAGCCACATGTACGAGATCGCAAGACAACTGCAAGCGCCCGGTGTGCAGACCACTGCCACATTCAACCCTGCCCGCCTAGGCAAAACACTACGCAACATGACGCGCAAGAGTATTGCATCGGGCATCCACAACGGCGGGTGGTCAAGTAAGACTAGAAGCGTGCGTGACTTGATCTTTAAATTAGCAGGCTATCGACCTAGTGTGTATGTGACGCAATACGCAGACTATCTGTCGTTCACGACACCACGCCCCATCACTGCCGATAACTTGTCCGAGATGATTGGCTTGCTTGAGGCGGACTGCTCCCTGCAGAAGATGGGATACGACGACATTGAAGAACGCAGATACAAACCCGATCGCGCAGAGCATTACAGAATCATTGGCCAACGACACGACCACAGCATAGCGAAGCTGAAGTTTGTTGAGCAAGGTAAAGCAAACAACTTGATCGTGCGCAACGCCAAGCTCAGACAACAAATCGCTGAGGTATTTCTACGGGAACGTACAGTAGCGGAGATTGAGTTAGCCGAGTGCCTAGCTTCTTTACTAGACAAAGACTGCGAATACAACATCCCAACTGACCACGCATTTTAAAAATCTTAAGCTTAATACTTTTAAGGAATCAATCATGAACGTACAAGACCGCATCAAGAAAGCACACATTGCAATCATGCAACACAAAACATTCTGTGCGTACAGCGGTATCCTCGCATGTGGCAAGGTCAAGGTAACAGACGAAGTACCTACCGCAGCTACCAACGGATGGGATGTTTTATACAACCCCAACTTCATCGAGCAGCACATGAAGTCTGACCCCGAGTTGCGTTTCCTTATCTTGCACGAGGCACAACACAAAGCCTATCGTCACCTCCAAGTGTGGCGTGTATTGCATGAGGAGAATGGGCAGTTGGCTAACATCGCGGCAGACTACTTCGTTAACTTGTCATTGCAAGATATGGATGCGGGTGAAGGTTTTGTGAAGATGCCTGCGCTTGGTATTCAGCCCGAGCCTAAGTACCGTGGATGGTCAGTCAAGCAGATCTTCGAAGACCTCAAGCAACAGATGCAAGATGGTAAGGGTAAAGGTAACGGTGACGGCGCGGGTATGGACGAGCATGACTGGGACGGTGCAACGGACGGCGACCCTACCAAAGACCAAGAGAAAGCCAACGAGATTCAACGTGCCATTCGTCAAGGCGAGATCGTGCGTCGCAAGATGGCAGGCAAAGGTGCGGGTAATGCAGACGGTGTGTTCGGTGACTTGATACAACCCAAGATCGACTGGAAGAAAGTGTTGCGTGAGTTCATCACCGAGACATGCGCAGGTCGTGACGAGTCATCATGGCGCAAGCCCAACCGCAGATTCATGGCGGAGGATGTGTATATGCCCTCTATGTTTGGCACTACTATGACGGAGCTTGTTATCGGCTTCGATACTTCGGGCTCATGTTTCGGTGGCACTGAGATGACTGCGTTTGTGTCCAACATCAAAACAATTATTGAGGACGTCAAGCCAAGCAAAGTTCATGTGATCTATTGGGACACTGAAGTAGCGGGTCATCAGACATTCGAGGAAGGTCAGTTCGCAGTACAGGACTTGAAACCTAAAGGCGGTGGCGGCACCGATGGTGCTGTGTTGTTTGACTATCTGCGTGAGAACCGTATCACTCCCCAAGCCATTGTGCAGTTTACCGACGGTTATGTAGGTGACTGGGGTAACACCAATGTGCCCACCTTGTGGGCTGTGACTACTGATATGAAAGCACCGTTCGGCACGACTATTCAAGTCGAGGTGTGAGATGCGATACCACCTACAAAAGAATTGGTTTGCTCAACACAGCAGAGAGCTGTGGGTATGGGCGCTGTATGTTAAAGACACTAAGTGGGATGACTACGAAGATGCGGCAAACATCTACGCCAAAGACCGCGATGGACCGTTCAATGTTTCGGTGTGGAATTGGGTAGACCGTGAGTACGCGCACTACGGGGATATCAAACGTCTGAAAGACGCAAAGACAATGGGTAAGCTACTGGCGGGCATGATGTTCGTTAACTACCCATACACAAAAGAACGAGACTATTAACCTTAAGACTTTGGAGAATATTATGGATTGGTTTTTTAATTGGTTAGGTAAAAAGATTCGTCGTGCAGATCAAGACGTTAAGTTGAGTCGGGCGGTTATTTCTGCTAACCACATCGGGAGCACTGCCGTGCCGTCAACACGGCGTGTAGAACTGATTAAAGCAATCAACGGCAATTTGATTGAAGTGTGGACACGCCCGTCAGCACAACATGATTGGAAATCCGAGGTGTATATCGTCAAGGACGATGAGTCCGTGGCAGATGCTATTGCAACCGTGCTAGTCGTAACCGGAGGTGTGTGACATGGGATACAGATCAGATGTAGTGGCGCTTATTTACCCTGTGAGTGGGGCAGAGTGCTTGTCGGATTACAACAAACTCAAGCTCCTGATGAACACAACATTCAAGGACTTGCTTGAAGTATGGGACAAGGATTTTGAATGGGACGACAAGCATCGTGCGTTGAAGTTTTCCGTTGAGCATGTGAAGTGGTACGACGGATTCCCTGAAGTTGAACGGTTTGGTAAGTTCCTAAGCGATATAGAAGGCCTTGACTACGAGTACGAGATCATTCGTGTTGGTGAAACAGACACAGACATTGAGTACGACAGCACTGGTGATGCGCAAGGGTATCTGTCTGTGCGCAGAGAGATCGAGGTGTCGTTTTGATACAGCACAACATTGAAGAATACGAGTGGGTCGAGGAAAACTTCGACGACTGGCGGTTGAAGCACAAGAAACGTGACGTGGCCATCGCTCGAGTAGCCCACTTTGGTGGGTGGACTGTACAGATACAAGGCGAAGACCCGCTACCAATGAAGGTTGACTCGCTTGATGCAGCAAAAACAATCGCAATGATTAACGCAACAGCTAACTTTGAAAGTTTTAACAATGCATACCATTACCCCCGAAGAGTTGAAAAAATTACATCCGAAAAGATTCGAGAAAGAGTATTACAACTGGATGGAGTACGCAACGCATCCCGACTGGGCTGACTGGATTAAAGAAGACTTTGAAGCCGAGATGAAATGCGTGGGTATCCACGTGGATAACTTTTGGTGGGATGTCTCGTACTCGCAAGGTGACGGTGCAAGTTTTGACGGTCATGTGAAGGTGCATGAGTGGATGGCGGACACCAAAGCTAAGGACGATCAAACTTATGCGGAACTATACCCAGCCTTGTACCTTGCGTGCAAACAGGACGGTAGCTACATAAGTGTAAGCACAAGAAATCGTGGGCACTACCTAAGCTTTTCGTTTAGCGAATCGTGGTGGGGCACTGACCCCGAAGGTATCTTCACGGGCTTGGACAAGGATGCGTGGGATGCGTTGGTTGAAGACCAAGCTGACTCTGCTGATCTTGAGGACGAGATTCGAACCGTATGTGAAAGGTTCATGAAAGATATGTATTGCAAACTAAGGGATGAATATGAAGAAATTACTAGCGAAGATGCGTTTGTGGAGTCATGCGAAATCAACGGAATTACCTTTGAAGTCGAAGGAGAAGACGATCATGTTGCAGCTTAGAGTTGGGGCGCATGAGTTCCTGCTGACGCCCGAGAAGTTGGGTGTGATTATGGGTGCGGTGAAGGGGTGCGAGGTGATGAGTGAAAAGCATGTAGGCACGGACAAGGGTACGCAAGGGTATTCGAATTCGTATGTGCCACTTGTGTTTACGCCCAAGCAATTATCCGAAGTTCTCAAATGCCAGCCCGTAGACCAAGACTACATCGACACGGTCAAACTCACGATGAAACTCAATGACTATAAACCCTAACAAGTGGGCGAACCTGCCCGTCAACGACTACACCCTTCGCATGGAGGCAAACTTTCGGTGGCAACACAACACTGACGGTGGTATCACATTGCAAGAAGAGATGGTTGCATACGTTCACGATGGTGGGGCACGTCCACACCGGATGCACATTAACTGGATGTCCGTAGCTAATGTGTACAAAGCCAAACGAGGCAACCGTTTTATAGCGGAGGTCAACGGCTATCCGAAACTATTTAGTTTTCACACACTGCGCGAAGCCATGCGAATGGCTAAGTTTTTATATCAAACCAAATCAAAATCTTAAGGTTAAGACTATCATGAACTACTACACAACTGAAACACAAAAGCCTATTGCAGGCGTCGCTCGTTCCGCCATGATGGTGGACTTAAACATCGCAGTCTACTCGGGTCGCAAGCAAGACAAGAGTACGCAAGCCGAGGTGACTAACGCCAAGGGGTCAGGCTCTAAGAAGGCGGCGTCTGTATATAAAAATCTTTTTGCCGAGTGCAAGGAGTTAGACGCAATCACCAAGTTCCAAGCACGTGCACGTGCCGAGCACTACAAACTCACACTGCCATGGAACGACCAAGGTGCAAGGCTTCTGCCCACTGCTGCTTTGATGGACTACCAACAAGTCATGAACCGTTACAAGCAAGAGTTCGACCGCCTCGTTGATGCGTTCCTCGACAAGTACGACACACTGGTGGCAGGGGCGGCGTTCCAACTCGGTACATTGTTTGACCGCAACGAATACCCAAGCAGGGCTAAGGTCGCACAGCGTTTCCGTATGGAGACATCGTTCACTCCGTTGCCTACTGGGGGTGACTTCCGCCTTGACATTGAGAGTGAAGTTCAACGCCAACTGATCGCAGACTACGAAGACAAGCTTGATGCCAAAATCAAGGCAGCCAACCAAGATTCATGGACTCGTTTGTATAACGCTATCAGTAAGCTCAGTGATCGCTTGACTGTTGATGAGGACGGCAAGAAGCGTACGTTCCACGACACCACCGTGACCAATGCCGTTGAGTTGTGCGAGTTGTTGCATGTGATGAATATTACTGGCGATCCTGCGTTGACGAAAGCTGCGCGTAAGCTTGCGGAAGTATTATCTGGCGTAACACCTAAAGAATTACGCGAAGAAGATAGCACTCGTGCATTAACCAAGCAGAAGGTGGACGAGATTCTTGGAGCATTTGACTGGGGGGTCGATGATGGGAGCAGTGAAGAAGTCGCTGAGTGACATTCAGTTAGAGAGATTGGATGAGTTGGCAACGGTACCTAAAAAATCCCGAGAGTTTGCTGACGCACTAAAACAAATGTCACTAACCCTTGGGTACAACAAACAGGACGATATGTACGAATGTAGATACGAAGAATCACGAGGGGAATACATCCTCAAGCGGTGGCGTGACGGCCACGAGGAGGCCACACGTGGCAAGGTATACGCCCTACCTGACTGGATGGAAAAGATCAGGGGCGTGGCAATCGTAGGTGGGCATCTCAAGAAAGTACATGTGCCACCACCTGACAACATCGTATGGTTTACAACTGACGACGACGGAAACTTACTTAACTTTATGGAGCTTAAATGAATTACGACAACCTGACTGACGAAGAACTAATCCGATACGCCGACGGGCATTCGGGTTTGATAAAGGTGCTGAGCGAGCGCCTAGAGATGCGACTGCGTGATGTAGAAGATTTAATTCAACACATGCCTGACGCCAACCCTAAACAACTCAACCTATTCGAGGATGACGATGCCGGACATTCAAACTGAAATGAAAAAAATAATGCAAGCTTGGGAACAACCTGTAACAACTCAACAACCACCAAAGGACACACCTATGTTTACTAAAACAATCGGCGTAAGTGAAGCAACATTTAGCATTGTGCGCGACCAACCGGGTCTGCCTAAGAAAGAATACATCCAACTGCTAGAGCGCAAAGGATTTAAGAAGGCGTCAACGTCATCTATCCTCAGTCAGATGATTAAGCAAGGGCATGTATGGGTCGATAGCTCGGGGTTCCTGCGCCCGAACAGAACCGAGTACGCGCCGATCAAAGCAGCAAGTTCGTTTAACAAGAAAGCCAAGAAGGTGAAAAGTATTAAGGTTAAGACTTCTGAGCCTGCGAATGTCGAAGTACCAACACCCTCTACCGACCGTGATGAAGTGCAACATATCATGAACACCATCAGCTTGCCTGATGCCAAGCGTTTGCATAAGACGCTTAATGACTACTTCGGCTCTGTATGAAAGCAAAAGCCATACTGGAGTTCGAGTACCCTGACGATGAGGACGCACTGCTGTTCGCATTGAAAGGCCAAGCAATGTACAAGGCGTTGGCAAGTATCAAGATGGTCATGTCTGCGCCCTACACCAAGGCTGAGATGGTCAGCCAAGTTAAAACCGTACTTAACGAAATCTTTGAGGAGCTAGGGGAATGAAGCCCAAAACTAAACGCATCACCTTGCCTGTGTCCGAGAGCATCGACGAGATACGAGATGAGCTTGCAAAAGACACTGGTATCCGTATGACATACAGCCAAATACTAAACTACTTGGTTCACTTCTACTTGGTGCGAAAGCATCAACCACTACCGCACTTAGCGTCAAGCACAAAACCAATCACACAGTGGAGGGGTAAATGACTTGGCCCTTTCCGCCATTCCCAAACCCCAAACACAAAGACCAACGCAAAGCTAAGTTCAACCCTGAAAACGAAGAGGACGCACCACTGTGAAAGACATCAACATAACAATGTACACAAAGGCTAACTGCCCCAACTGTGTGACAGCCAAGCTGATACTGGATGCAGCGGGGCTGAAGTATGCCGACGTTGACATCGAGGTAGGTGCGCGACTGGCTAACCTACTGAAAGAGTTTCCTGATGCACGTCAGATGCCTCAGATTTTTATCAACGACCAACGCGTGGGTGGGCTTGCAGGCTTACAGAAAGCGCTTGGACAACTGGGGATTTTGGTATGACCAGAGAAGACATTATTCGCATGGCATTAGAGGTGGGTCTGCCTCATTGGTATCACACCGATGGAATCGTGAATGAAGAACGTGTGATTGCGTTTGCCAACCTTGTCGCTTCTGCCGAGCGTGAGGCGTGTGCAAAGATTGTTGAAGAGAGCAGTCTGCCTGATGCGTACAGCGAACCTGTATTGCTTGATATAGCCGACGACATCCGAGCAAGGAAAAACAATGACTGAAAACAAAGCACTCAACCCGTGGGAAGAATTAGCGCAAGTTGATCGCCCAAGTATTTTCTTAGCTGACCCGTACTTCCGTGCCAAGCAATCAACCGGCACAGTCAAAAGTGAAGAAGGTCTAGGCTACAAACAGTTCGGCACGTACACACGAGCCAAAGAAAGAATCCCAAACAAACACGAGAAGTCACCCGAAGATGCCACGCCCAAAGCCCCCCGCCCCCCTAAAGGTACGATACGTACGTTTAACTGATAGACACTGGATGATACTCAAACAGCTTGGTGGTATGGATTGGTTGAGGGCAACCCTCGACAAGAAAGCGCCCATGCCCAAGGGCTACTATGACAAACTTTTACAGGAGCAAAAAAATGATTGAACGCGCAGATGACATGCAAGTTAGCGGTACCCACTACAAAGACATGGCGATACAGCCGTGGACAGTTATGGAAGCTGTGTTGACCCCCGAAGAATTCCGTGGGTTTTTAAAAGGCAACATCATCAAGTACGCCATGCGTCAAGGAAAGAAAGAAGGCAGCGACGATGCAGGCAAAGGAATGCACTACTGGCAAAAACTAGCCGAGGTGACAAATGGCAACGCCCGAAGCTAAAGTCAAAAAGAAAATACACGCCACGTTGAAAGAGCATGGTGTGTATGCGGTGAACTACATCGGGGGATTGCACGCTAACAACGGCACCCCTGACATCCTTGCCTGTCATAAAGGCAGGTTCATCGGCATCGAAGCCAAGGCAGGTAAGAACAAACCAACAGACCTGCAAACTCTTAACCTTAAGACTATTGACGAGGCGGGGGGCTTAGCCCTCGTCATCAACGAAACAAATGTGGACACCCTATCCACATACCTGAAGAACATAAAAGCAGCGGTATCAAACTACACGCTGTACTGCAAGCCATTGGAGGAACCAAAATGACTACGCAAAACGAGGAACTAAACTGCTCCGAAGGAGCACGCATGCTGATTGAACGCATGCAGACACATCCAAAAGACTTTAATCACGATGGTAGGTTTGCACGGATTGTTGACCAGATACTTGGGAAACTTCCAGTTGGGTTCAGTGACTTATCAGACCGTGATGACACGGCACTGAGCGAAGCCTTTGGCAAATACATACTGGAGCCTAGACTGACTGAGTATGTGGTTGACGAAATCTTTAACGGTGACAAGCGCCGTGCGGAAGAACAACAAGCACAATCAGATAGATACGCTCAGTCGTTAGCAGCTAGCATGATGGCTACCAAGAACCAAATGGCTTCGTCCATTTATAGAGGGGCAGGGACAGCGGCAGCGGTAGGGATGGGGTTCAACGACCCACGAATGTTACTTGCAAACAATACCGCAATACAGCCGGGCCAAATGATAGCGGCAAGCAACGCATCAAACACATCAGGTCAGCAATGGTTTGAAGAAGAACGAAAACGTCTGAAAGAAATGACAGACAACACGATTAGGAAACTAAAAAGGAAATCAAAATGATGCAATCGATACAAGTAATTATTGAGCGCCTGAAATCACACCCCGAAGATTTCTTTGGGAACATTGATGAAAATAAGTCACTCGAAATCAGGACCCCTAAGTTTTACAACATCGCCACTAAGATAGAAAACCTGCTAACGGAAAACCAAGACGGTCAAGTGCATCGTTTATGGTACTTGGAGCCCGAAGAAAAGGACGCGTTGATTGCTGCGTACAAAGAAGCCCTACGTGCAAGGTTCGAAGCCAGTGTGTTTCACACGTTGCTGAGTAAATATGAAGAGCCGGTCAATGTAGTAACGATGAAAACACAAGGTAGATACAACATTACTGACCCATGGTCTACGCCGCAGGTCAAACGCGAAGGAGGCCTAGTATGAGCGAAGAACTTTGCGACGGCGTCAAGATGCTGATCGAACGCATGCAGAATAACCCTGAGGATTTTGAGTACGACGGCAGGCTGTATGGGTATCGCAACACAATAGAAGAGGTTTTGAGCAACCCGCCTTCGCACCAACCGATGTGGTATTTAAATGAGACCGAGAAGCAGGCGTTGATTGACGCGTACAGAGAGATGCACAAACAGATCTTCACTGCCGGTGTGGTGCAAGCTATCCTAAACCCACCCGAATACGACATCAACATGGACAGACCGTACAAAAGCCCAAGTTCGATGATAGCGTCTGCCAGTATGATAAAACAAGCCAAAAAAATACTCAACGAACAGTTTGAAAAAGAATATGCCAAAAGTAATTACACTCGACCTTGAATGCTATTACTCAACTGAGTATTCCCTGACCAAGATTCCTACCGAGGAGTATGTGCGGTCGCCTCAGTTTGAGATGATTGGCATTGCAATTAAGCATGGTGGTCTGCCCACCATGTGGGTTGAGAAGCCTCAGGTCAAAGACGCACTTGCGGCTATCGATTGGTCTGATGCGATGGTCGTATGTCAGAACACTGCGTTCGATGGCGCGGTGCTTAGCTGGCTGTATGGCGTAAAGCCTTTGGCTTGGTTTGACACACTCGGTATGTCACGAGCGTTGTTCCCACACGAGAAGGCACACGGCTTAGCCAAGCAAGCTGAACGCATGGGTATCGGAGCCAAGGGTGACGAGGTGTTGCATGCCAAGGGCAAACACTACGCTGACTTTACGGCAGAGGAGTTAGCACGCTATGGCGAGTACTGCATCAACGACACGGAGTTGACCTACACGCTGTTCAACAAATACATGGCAATGGGTTTCCCTAAACAAGAACTCAAACTGATGGACATGACTCTGCGTATGTTCATTGAGCCTGTGCTTGAGCTTGACAAGCAGTTGTTGGTTGACCACTTGGAAGCAGTCAAGGACGCCAAGGAAGCGCTGATGGAATCCGTGCGGGACTTTATGTTGAAAGACGCTGACCCTGAGTACGTGCATGCAATCTTCAGTGAGGGTATGGACGGCATCAAGAAGCTTCTGATGTCTAACGATAAGTTCGCCAAGGTGTTGGAGAACTACGGTGTCGTACCGCCAACCAAGGTCAGCCTGCGCACCGGCAAGTTGGCATGGGCATTTGCAAAGACTGACGAAGAATTCAAAGCACTAGAGGAGCATCCTGATGAACGAGTACAAATGCTTGTCGCAGCCCGCCTTGGAAACAAGACGACAATTGAAGAGACTCGCACTGAGCGCTTTATTGGTATGTCTACTCGAGGCAAGTTTCCTGTACCTCTGCGTTACTACGGTGCCCACTCAGGTCGTTGGTCTGGTCAAGACTCCGTAAACCTGCAGAACCTCCCATCACGCGGTGCGAACGCAGGCAAGATCAAAAAGGCTATCAAGGCACCGGCAGGGCACGTTGTGATTGACTGCGACTCAGCGCAGATCGAGGCGCGCACCTTGGCTTGGTTGGCAGGTCAGCATGACCTTGTGCAAGCGTTCGAGAACAAGCAGGATGTTTACAAACTGATGGCTAGTCAGATTTATCAGATACCGCCAGAGCAAGTTACGACTGGCCCCGCCAGTCAGCGTCAGGTTGGTAAGACCGTGGTGCTTGGTGCAGGCTATGGAGTTGGACACAGAAAGCTACAGATATTCCTCAAGCAACAGGCGGGTGTTGAAGTAACCGAGGCTGAGGCAAAACGCATCATCGACGCATACAGGAACACCTACTACAAGATACCTGAGTTGTGGCGTAGGGCAGACGAGGCGCTGATTGCGTTGCGTACTGGCAACGGCTTGCAGGTGGACGAGCAGGGGCTTATCAGGGCTGTGCCGGGTAAGGGCTTGACGCTCCCAAGCGGGTTGTTCATTCAGTACCCCGAGCTTGCCAAGGTGACGGACACCAAAACCAACAAAGACCAGTGGCGGTATATCTCTAAGGGATTACCCGTATACATCTACGGCGGAAAGGTCGTGGAGAACATCTGTCAGGCTGTGGCACGGCAGGTCGTTGGGGAGCAGATGCTGAGAATCGGCAAGAAGTACAAGGTTGTCTTGACAGTTCATGACGCCGTGGCTTGCATCGCACCGACTGAAGAGAAAGAAGAAGCACAACGATACGTAGAGGAGTGCATGTCATGGAGACCAAAGTGGGCACAAACTTTACCGCTAGCCTGCGAGTCAGGCGTAGGGGCTTCCTATGGGGACTGTTGATTGGTACACTAGGGCTTGCAAAAACAAACCCAGTTCTTTCCATGACGCTAGCCCATTCCTACTCAGGCATCAAAGACTACGAAGGCTGTCCACGCAGATACCACGAAGTTAAGATACTAAAAAAGTTCAAATCAAAAGACACAGAAGCGACCATGTACGGCACTGCCGTGCACAAGGCGTTCGAAGAATACATCCGTGATAAGACACCACTTCCAGAGAGTTTTGCACATTACAAGCCATTCGTGGAACCCCTTGCCAACTTCAAAGGCGACGTCCGTTGCGAAGAGAAACTTGGCATCCGTGCAAACTTCACCCCCTGCGGATTCTTTGACAAAGACGTATGGTTCAGGGGCATCCCAGATTACCTTGCAATCAACCACGAAAAAGGCATTGCACGTGTAGCCGACTATAAGACCGGCAAGTCAAGCCGGTACGCAGACAGCGCTCAGTTAGAACTAATGGCAGCAATGGTGATGATCCACCACCCTGACGTACATACCGTCAAGGGCGCACTGTTGTTTGTTGTAGTTGGCGACATCATCAAGTCTGAGTACACTCGACAACAGTTGCCTGAAATCCTGTCTAAATGGGCTGGCAGGGCTAGTGCAATCGAAGCAGCCGTAGTGCATGGGGTATGGAACCCCAAGAGTTCTGCGCTGTGCAAATTCTGCCCAGTTACTACTTGTGAGAATCACAATGGCCACTAAACGCAATTACAAGCTTGAGTACGAACGGTATCAGGGCACGCCTAAACAGTTGGCAGCCCAGTCAGAGAGACACAAAGCAAGACGTGCCTACGAGAAGGCACACGGCGATCTGCCACCTGATGTGGACGTTGACCACAAGAAGGCTTTATCCAAGGGCGGTAAGTCTACGCTAAGCAATCTCCGTGCCGCACCCCAGTCGGAAAACACCAGTTTTTCCCGCACAAAAACAGGTGCAATGAAGTCGCAAATTTCCAAGCGCGAACGCAAAAAATAATGTAAGATGAAATCACTCGGTGAGCAGTTGCTGGGTTGTTTCATTTGGTTCCTTTCTCCTTTTAGGGTTTGCCCAGTAGCAGTGCTACTGGGCTATTTTTGTCACTTCTATTCAAAATTTATCATGCAAATTGTCGAGAACAAGGCGTTGCTGTTCAATACACGCAAGGCCGATCAGATCACGGCGCTCATACCAAAGAGCAAAGTTATCGGTAGCAACGGAGATGTCGATCAAGTTCTAGTTCACTGGGACTTTGACGAAGTGCAATTGCTACGCAATCTAGGTATCCGTGAGGTGCCTAGTCCCATTTTGGGACGTTACAAGTGGCCCGGCATGTTCACGCCGTTTGATCACCAACGAACCACAGCAGAATTTCTTACCCTCCATCCACGTTGCTTTGTGTTTAACGAAGCGGGTACAGGCAAAACAGGTGCAGCGGCATGGGCGGCTGACTACCTAATGACGCAGGGTAAAGTTAAGCGCGTGCTTGTTGTGTGCCCAGTGTCCATCATGGACACCGCATGGCGTTCGGATTTATTCAAGACAGTTATGCACCGCACCGTTGCGATCGCGCAGGGATCACGCACACAAAGACAGAAGGTCATCCAAGGCGACTACGAGTTTGTCATCATTAACTTCGACGGCGTGAAGGTTGTCAATGCAGAGTTAGAAGCTGGTGGGTTTGATCTCATCATCGTGGACGAGGCAAATGCCGTGAAGAGCATATCCACTGACCGCTGGAAGTGCCTTGCGAAACTTATCAAACCTACTACGCGTTTGTGGTTGATGACGGGTACACCTGCGTCGCAGTCTCCGCTTGACGCGTACGGCTTGGCTAAGCTTGTTGCGCCCGATAGAGTGCCTAGATTCTTCGGTGCGTTTAGAGACAAGGTGATGCTCAAGATCACGCAGTACAAGTGGGTGCCAAAACAAGACGCACAACAAACAGTTCACCAAGTGTTGCAGCCTGCCATTAGATTTACAAAAGAAGAATGTTTGGACTTACCGGACTTACTGTATTCGACACGCGAGGTTCCGTTGACTGCGCAGCAGGCTAAGTACTATGACGCTTTAAAGAAGCAAATGATGACCATCGCTGCCGGTTCCGAAATCACAGCCGTAAACGCAGCAGCCATGCTGAATAAACTTTTGCAAGTGGCACAAGGGGCGGTATATACGGATGATGGCAGCGTGGTTGAGTTCGACGTGTCCAACCGCATGACTGAGTTGCTAAACGTGATCGAGCAAACTGACCATAAGGTATTGGTGTTTATCCCATACCGGCACACACTTGAGATGGTTGAGAATGCTCTGCTCAAAGAAGGTTACACAGTGCAGACAATTCATGGCGGCGTTGCTTCTACACGCCGAGCCGACATCATCAAGCAGTTTCAAACGGAAGACGACCCACGCATACTGTTGTTGGTTCCGCAAGCGACTGCGCACGGCATTACGCTTACTCGTGCAAGTCAAGTGGTCTGGTGGGGTCCAGTAAGCTCCACAGAAATTTATTTGCAAGCTAACTCACGTGCACACCGTGCAGGTCAGACAAACAAAGTTACAGTCACGCATTTGCAAGGCAGTCCGGTCGAGCGCCGTATGTACACGATGTTGCAAAATAAAATCGACATGCACCAAAGTTTGGTCGATATGTACAAGCAGGAGATCGAATGAAAACAAAATGGTTAGACCGCAGCTTGCTGATGGGTGGACACTTAGCGTTGGTGACAAACCAAGCTGAATACAAACGCGCTTTGAAAGATCTTAATTGCGAAGCGGACGATAGATTTGTTACTGAAGGGTCATACGCATCCACACATTGCTTACGTAACACTGACGGGTCGATTGCACACATTGTTGGTATTGACAAAGAACGCGCCAAAGATTATGGAAGCATCGACGTCGCTGCGTTACTTGTACATGAAGCCGTGCACGTTTGGCAGAATACGGAAAGCGAGGCCGGCCCTATGGGATGCTTTGGGACAGAAGGCGAAGCTTATGCAATCCAATGTATATCGCTTACCCTAATGCGCGAATACGCAAAACGCCTTGACACACAAATTTGACAGTGTATAATTTCTAAAAAACGGGGGGAAAGCCGTGCAAAGTTTTTCGAAACTTGCGGACGGGCGGTTAGTACCTCCACCAATTTGTTCAACGTAAGTAAAGGAAATCAAATGGAAGATAATAGATTTTGGATCAGACTCTGGGGTATCACTGCCACAGTGCTTGTGTGCTTTGTAGGTGCGTGCACTTACTCTGGGCATGACAAACGCGACAAGTGGGAGAAGGCCGTGTCCAACGGTGCCGACCCTATGGTGACTGCTTGTGCACTCTTTAACCAAGAAACTGTCGAGCAAGCTACATGCTTGTTGTTGGCACAGAACCGCAAATAAGGAGTCATCATGAGCGCAGAAACAGACGTAGCATTGATGATGGAGTTGGAAGGCAAGATCAACCAACGTATTACAGACGTAGTGTACGAAGCCATGACGGGGGTTAAGCCAACAACACCTGCCACTACTTCCAATATTCAGTACGCGATGGCCCAAGGCATTAAAAACAGTTTGCTAAACGACCCCAGTTTCGTTATGGAGCTAGCCAAACGCATTGGCCAAAAGATGCAGAACATTCAGTATTGAGGTGACATCATGGACGCAAGCCAATTAGTCAAGGTGTACATTAAAATACGTGACGCCAAAGAAACACGAAAGAAGCAAATGGAAGCTGAAATTGCTGACCTCGATCAGCAGTTGGATGCCGTAGAACAAGAGCTTCTGGAAATCTGCAAGACCACCGGACAAGACGGTGGCAAAACACAATTCGGATCGTTCACACGTTCCGTCAAGACACGCTACTGGACCAGTGACTGGGACAGTATGTACAAATTCATCCGTGAGCATGATGCCCCTGACCTCCTCGAACGACGTATTGCACAAGGTAACTTTGCGCAGTTCATCCAAGAGAACCCAGACAAAATGCCTGCTGGTGTGAATATCGAGTCCAAGTACTCGATCACGGTTCGCCGTTCATCCAAGTAACCTCCAATTAAGGAAATCAAAATGAGTAACATGACACTTTTCAAATCCGGTTCAGTTATCCCTGACTACCTGCGCGAAGCCGCAGACGCCACTACCAAAGATATTGCAGGTAGCTCTGGCGGTAAACAAATCTCCATCAAGGGTGGTGTGTGGCGTATGGTCGTAGGTGGCGAAGAAGTTGCCAAGAACGAAGACCGTGCCATGAACTTTGTGGTGATTGCATCAGGTAAGGGCGTAACGCGTACGTTCTACGCAGACAAGTATGAAGAAGGCAAAGATATCAAGCCCGCATGCTGGTCTTCCGAAGGCGTTGTACCGAATGAAGAAGTCAAGACTCCTCAAGCTAAGTCATGCGCTACCTGCCCTCAGAACATCGAAGGCTCAGGTGATGGTAAGGCTCGTGCCTGCCGTTACAGCAAGCGTTTGGCAGTGGCTTTGGAGAACGATATCGGTGGCAACATCTACCGCTTGTCAGTACCTGCCAAGTCATACTTTGGTCGTGCTGAAGGCGAGAAGATGCCCCTGCAAGCGTTTGGTAAGTTCTTGTCTGGTCACGGCATTCCAATTACCGGTATTGTGACCGAGGCTCGCTTTGATACAGCTGAAGCAGTGCCAGTGTTGAAGTTCCGTGCTGTGCGCCCCTTGTCGAAAGAAGAGTGGGAATTGGCTAAGGCACAAAGCCTGACAGAAGACGCCAAACAAGCCATTGAGTTGAAGATGGTGCCGTCTAAGGCCGAGGCTATGCCCGCACTGCCCCAAGCGTTCCAAGAGACACCTGTGGCTGCCAAGGTAGAAAAAGCGGAAGCTGAAGAGGTTGCTGAGCCAGTTAAGCGTGCCCCTGCGAAAGCCAAAGCGGAAGCACCTGTGGCTAAGAACGTATCTGACATTCTGAGTGACTGGGCTACTGACGAAGATGCGTAATAGAGTTCGGGGGTACGACACCCTATTTATTCAGAAGGTTGAAGATGCAGACCAGAGGCCGATTGTCATGCAGTTGGCTGATGTTTGCATCAACAAAGGTGTACCTATAACCGAGGTAGCGCAGATGTTTGGCGTGACTCGTGCGACTGTGTACAACTGGCTAACTGGTAAATCGGTGCCGCGCGCCCGACATCAGGCAGCAATGCCTAAAGTTATTGCACGTCTTTCAAAACGTAAGTAAACCTCGTGGGGGTGGCAGGCTGTCCTGTCGCCCCTATTTTTTCCTCCTCAACCCAGTGAGGTTTTGTGACTGACTTTCTCAAATCCGTTTTACCAACGCAGGGCGTATATTGCACTGTGGGTATTCGGTCAGGTGCCGTCAAACAGTCGTTTCAGCAGACGATTGATGACGTGGAAGCAGTCGGCTCGGGTATGGATTCTCAAGGCGTAGATGCGTACTTCGCACTCGCCGCATTCAACGATGACTCAGGACGTAAGGTTGATAACGCAGCCTTCCTGCGGTCATTCTTTCTTGACTTAGATTGTGGGACAGGCAAACCCTACGCTGACCAAGCTGCTGCTGCCCAAGCCCTATCCATATTCATTGCTGACACGAAGCTGCCAAGCCCAACCCTTGTTAACTCAGGCGGTGGACTGCACGTATACTGGCCGTTAACCGAAGACGTAGCTGCATCCGAGTGGGTGCGCCACGCGAAATCCCTGAAGCGTTTGTGCGCTCAGAAGAAACTATTTGCTGACCCTGCTGTGACTGCCGATGCCGCACGCATCTTACGCATACCGGGTACCCATAACTTTAAGAACGAAACCCCGAGACCTGTACAAATTATTGCCTTGGGTACGCCTGTATCCCTTGCTGAATTCGCTGAGATGCTCCCTGCACCGGCGATGGACTTAAGTGCTGCCAAACAATTTGGCATGGACGAAACCTCCAAAGACATCGGGGGTGAATACCCCAAGTGCTCATTCAAACGTATTGCAATCCGCAGTGTGAACGACAACGGCTGTGCCCAGATGAAGCACGCCTTGCAAAATTCAGCTACGCTGGAAGAACCCCTATGGAGGGCTGCGCTGTCTATTGCCGTGCGGTGTGAAGATGGTCAGGCGGCTATTCACAAGATTTCACGCGACCACCCTGAATACGATCGTGCGGATACCGAAGCAAAGGCAGCCGAGACTAAAGGCCCATATACGTGTGAGTGGTATAGAAGCAACAACCCATCATTGTGCGAGGGGTGCGAACAAAAAGTTTCTACGCCAATCCTGTTGGGTAAGTTTGTTGAGGCTGCGCCTGTTGAAGACGACCAGTACATCATTGAGACGCCCGAAGATGAGTCAGCACCCGCACTGACAACATCAATACCCGCATACCCATTCCCATATTTCCGTGGTGCTAATGGTGGCGTATACAAAAAAGAACGCACTCCTGACGGTGAGGAGAAAGACATTGAAATTTATCCGTATGACCTTTACCTAACAGAGAGGTACTTTGACTCGGACAAATACGGCAACGGTGAAGGCGAGATGGTGGGTGTTAACTTGCACATGAAGCAAGACGGTATCCGCAGGTTCTACGCTCCGGTGACTACGCTATTCACCAAAGACAAAATGCGCGACCTGCTGATTAAAAACGGTGTGGTCGCATACGGAAAACACTTGGATGCAATCATGGCTTATTTTGCTTCGACACTACGCAAACTGCAATCGCAGTACGCTGCGAACAAAACGCGCAGCCAAATGGGATGGACACCTGACGGAGTTGGCTTCGTTGTAGGTGAGTTGGAATACACCGCAGCAGGTACTAAGCTTGCACCTCCATCGAGCGGTACGCGGGAACTGGCTGAGTCATTTAAACCAACAGGTACGCTGGAAGAGTGGAGCAAGATCGCTAACTTCTACGACCGACCCGGTCTTGAGCCGCATGCACTGGCTTTGTTCTTTGGCTTTGGTTCCCCCTTGCTGAAGTTCATTGGCCCCAAGCAAAACGTGAAGGGCGCTTTGATCCACTTGAAGCACAACGGTTCGGGCTCTGGTAAGTCAACGGCACAGATGGTGGTCAACTCTATCTTCGGGCACCCCGATACCCTGCTGATGAAGCAGGACGATACCTACGCTTCCAAGATGCACATGCTTGGCATGATGAACAGCATTGCATTTACTGTGGATGAAATCACCAACGAGAAGCATGAGATTCTGTCTGACTACGCTTATGGGTTCACCTCAGGGCGAGGCAAGCACCGTATGGAATCGCAGAGTAATAAGTTGCGTGTCAACAACATAGCATGGTGTAACTTCACGCTGTCTTCCGGTAACGCCTCAGTTGTGGATGCACTGCAGAACCTTAAGAACACTGCTGATGGCGAACTTCGTCGTGTGCTTGAGATTGCGTTCCACAAATACACAGGCGCTACCAAGGCTGAGATTGACGAGGTGTTTGGCAAGCTGAACACCAACTACGGTGTGGCAGGGCCGATCTACATCCAGTACATCATTGACAACCACGACCACGTTATGAAACTGCTTGCTGATATGCAAGCCAAGGTGGACAAAGCTCTGGGCTTGGACCAGACAGACCGTTTCTATTCTTGCTTATTGACATGTGCCTTCGTTGGTGCCCTGATTGCTACCAAGTTGGGTCTGATTAGCATCGACATGAAGCGCATCTACCAATACGCCTTGGGGGTAGTGGGCGAAGCAGTTGCATCAAACCAAAGCAGCACTGGCAACCCACTGGTGATCGCCCAAGAAACACTGGGTGCCTTCATCAACGAGAACGTCAACAATGCAATGGTAGCGGCATATACCCCCAAAGGTGGCCTGCCTGAGAGACCTGCACTGACGCCCAAAGGTAAGCTGGTCATGCGGTATGACCCTGACACCAAAACCCTTGCAATCCCTGTGTCTGAGCTACGCAAGTACTTTACTAGCAGGCAGGTGGACGTGCGCGATAGCTTGGCACGCCTAACCACAGCAGGGTACCTCAAACATGGTGGCAAGTCACACCCCACTCGTATTGGCGCAGGAGCCGTAGGTGGGCTTAGCGGTATCGCAGTTCGCTGTTATATCTTTGACGGAGACGTAATTGGCATCGACGAAACGGCGTTCGCGCAAGCGGAAGACATCGGCACCTAAGCCAGTACCGGAGAAACCGAAACCACGGATGCCTGATGACGTCCGTGTGTTGCACTTGCTTGGTGTTGACTACTTCATGCAGTGGGAACGGTTCGATCTTGGGTGCTCGTTCTTTCTGCCAACCACAGCCACGCCCGTGCAAGCACGGGAGGCACTCAAGAAAGCCATACGGTATTTCAAAATACAAGTTGAGATACGCTCCCGTTGTGAGTACGGGAGGTATGGCGTTCGTATCTGGCGAACTTACTGATTCTTGCGAATCTCGTTCTTAGCGTCACGTACCCACTTTACAAGCTCAACTTCCATCTGTTTGATTTCGTTAAGCTGCGCTTCGCGTTCTTCTCTGCTCAATGATTCAGCACCGTCTGGGCTGTTCAAGAACTTGCGGTATGCGCGGGTACGTTCCAGTTCATTCAGCGTTGAGTTGATGGCGGACTCCAGCATCAGTTCATCTGCGTGGTCTTTGGCATACTGCTCCGCACGGTTGATGTCGGTCTTCATCAGATCGTTCAACGTGGTGTTAGCCTTGCCTACCTTTTCGCGTTCTTCGTAGAACTCAGTCACACGGCGTGTACCAACTGGGTCATACAAGTAGTTGCTAAGCAGTGCGTACTTGTGTAGTGGGCGATCGACTCGCGTTGGGTTAAGCAAGCTGTCTGTAACCATTGTTGCCATGGCAGCAGAAGAGCCAAAGTAACCGCGCAGTGCGTTGTCAATCATGATGGGGGAGACCTCCACACCGATCTGGTCACGGCTAAATACTGCAATCGCTTTGGCAAGCTCAGAGGTCTGCTCAGTCACGCGTGCGCTTGGGTCCATGGCCTTGTGGTGGTAGCCTTCAAGATCACGTCCGGTCAAGAATGACTTGTTAGCCCAAGCTTCGATGACAGGTTTGATCGCCTGAGGAACGGGTACTGCACGGCCCAAGTACTGCTCGTACATGTATGCCAACGTAGTGCGCGTAGCTTCCCATGCGGTTTGTTCTTCTGGCGTGCCTTGACGCTTCATGTACTCCACAATGCGCTCGGGAATGACCTTGAAGATTGCACCCAACTCGCCCGGCACAGGGATTTTGTAGCCACCGGGGAGAATCCAGTTGCCATCACGGGTACGCAGATCCATCTCTTGGTAGTCTTTGTCCTCGTCGTCCTTACCCAACGCATAGAGGGAACTGAGCATCATGACTGTTGCAGCACGGCTCCAGAACATCTGACGGGCTTGGGCACGATCCACCGAGGCACTTGAATCCTTGCCAGATGCAGCGCGGTACAGGACGTCCATACCTTGAATGTAGGCGTTAAAGAACGGAATGGTTGTAACCATGGCACCCACGAAATCACTTGCACCACGGCGGCGGAAGTTGATGAACTCACGGGCACGGGTCTGAGCCAACAACTCATCACCGGTTTCTTTGATGGTTTGGTCGTAAATGGCCTTGCGAACCGCCAAGTCAGAGGCACGTGTAATGCCGTCAAGACGGTGCAAGATGGTCTCGAATTTACCGCGCTTTTTGTAACCCAAGTCTTTCAGCAAAGATGTTGCGGGTTTACCAGCTTCAAAGTCGTATTCACCGGTCAGACCCAAACGGCCGAAATCCTTAACGTCCGGATGCTGGATGCCACGCAGTTCTGCGTAGGCTAGCTTGGGGAAGTTAGTCAGAGACATGCGAATCAACGCGCCGGGGTTCTTCACACCGGAAGTCAAGATGGCACGCTGCACGTCATCCGTTACCTGCTTCAATGCAAATGGTGGCAGTACAGTCACAGTCTTACGCAGCACATTAGAGAATGCACCCATGTTACGTAGCCAGCCTGCCTTAGGTGGGTTCAAATCTTTGAACGCCATGACATCGTACTTGCTTGGCAGATTCCAGTAGTACATCTCACCGTTGACATAGGCACCAACAGCGTTTGGTTTGCTCAGTGCGCTACGGCCAAGGTATTTGGCAAAGCCAAGGTCTTCCAAACTGCGTAGTGTTTTGACAGTGGCATCAGTCTTTAACGTCTGGCCAACCATCCAACCGAGCGTGTTGATGTAGTTATCGAACACATTGCCCACAGGTCGAACTTCAGAACCAATCAACTCTGGCAGCTTGCCAAGTTGTGCCAAGCCCTTACCACTGATTTTCTTAGCCTTGTTAAAGTTGGTTGCAAAGTCTTCAATGCGGTCAAATGGCACGTAGCCTACGACTGCTTTCCACTCAGCGCCCTGCTCGGGGGACAAACGACCGACCTTAATCAGGTTATCAACCATTGCAATACGGGCTTCGTCCATGAGTTTGCTCATGGCTTGCAAATCAGGGTCTGCGTTGTACTCCGCCATCAATTGGTCAATCTGGGCGTCGTTCAGATGCAACGCAAAGCTAGTTGCGCCGGTCTTGTTGGAGGCACGCATCTCATTTAGACGGACACCTTCCAGTACACGACTTGCAATTTGTGTTGCGCGCTCTCGACTGTAGCCATTCTTTTCGGCATACTTATCCAAGGCTGCGTAGATTTCAGCAGGGGCACGCACGCCCTTGCCAACTTCAGACTTCCATAAACCAGTCACAGGGTCCTTGTACAGCGTACCATTTTGGAAGTACTCAAGCAGCATCTTGGAGTAGTCTTGTGCCTGACGATACAAACCCATGGGGTTGAGCTTGCCCATAGAGTCACGCACAGCGCCATCAAACTTGGTGCGAAGTCTTTGCTCAATCGTGGCTGCAATATCCGCAACTTGCGTACGGGCCTTGGTAACGTAGTCGATGTCGGGGTTAGCCTGAACGCCAGTAATTAGTTTCTGCAAACCATTCTTCTGGACAGCATCCAACGGACCCATAGAATCAATTAACGACTCCGTGGTGTACGACACAGAGAACGATGATTTCATGGATGGTTGTGCGGGGTTATCTTGTCCAGATACCCATAAGTCAGCACTACCGGGGCCCATAGCATCAAGGAACTCCGCCACTTTTTTGTTTGGTGGGTATTTGCGACCAGTCACCAGTGCCACCAAGTCACGCATCATTTGCGCAACATTAGAGAAGAACTTCTCTACGATAGATACGGGTTTTTCCGCTGTGGACGCCCAACGTGATACGTTATCTGCAAACCACTCATCAAAGCCTTTCCAATAGGATCGCATCTGTTCAGCGGTCTTACCTTCTTCCACGGACATCATTTGAGTATCAGCGGTTTCACGGTTGCGCAACATCTGCACTAACTCACGGCCTGTTTTGCCTTTAGTGGATTCCAACCACTTTTCATACTCCGCCCGTATAGCATTTTTTGTTTCTTGCGGGGCGTTCTTGTATGCAATTGCTTCAATAGCGTGGCCCAACTCGTGAGAAATTACTTCCAGCGATTTGTTTTCTGACATGCCGGATTTAAACGAGATGTAGAAGTCGCGCTTATACGGCCCCATGTTTTGTGCAGAGCCTTCTTCCCCTACCGTAAACCCAGCGGTCTGCGCGGTCTCAAAAGATTTATACAAGCGGTACTTATCCTGTGCGCCCGGTTGACGCATATCTTCTGGATGCAGCAAGAAAATACGTACGTCGCCTAGACCCATGGAGGACATCAGGTCGCGTAGATAATCAGCGTAGCGCTGGTCAACAGAATCGGACTTAACTACGTTAGTCTTAGCTCCAGTAAACGGACCGTCGGGGTATTTAGACGCGCGTTTACTTTCGTCAAAGACGGCTTTGCTGCGAGCCGCCAAGAGTGTTTCACGTTGTTCGGGCGTAAAGTCTTTGCCGGTGTATGACTCAATATCTTGGTTAGTGTACCGTCCGTTGCGCGCTTTATTTACACCAATATACACTTGATTGCCAAACACATTAATGGCACGGTACAACGCGATATTTTCATCGCCATACACCGGGGTAAAGCCCGGCGCAGTGTAGTCAACTGCCCATTTGGAAATTTCCGCAGCTTTTGGGGCAGGCGCTTCTTTACGTTCTTGCAAATCCAATCGGCCTTGACGGGCATCGCGTGGCACCATCTGAGCTTTGGTGGGCTCTTCTGCGGTTTCTGGCTCACCACGTTTCTTACGCTCAGCGTATTCAATTTCTTCACGCTTGGACATGGGGAACAGCATTCCCTGTGGGCCGCGCAGGATTTCTTTCTCGCCTTCTTCCATGCCAAACTCAGATGTGCCAACAGGCTCACGCAGTTTTTCTGGCAGTTCTTTGGGCTCAGCTTTCTCAGCCTTGGTTTCCGTAGTGGGTGCCACGCCTTTCGGTGCGGGCTTGGCAGGGGCCGCTTCCATTGCCCTACGCATTTCTTCGGCCTCACGTTTACGTGCGGCTTCTTCCTCTACAGTTTCAGTAGCGACAGCAGGAGTCGGTGCTTTAGGCTCTTTGGCAGGGGCAGCTTTAGGAGTTGGCTTAGCAGCCACCGCTGGTTTTTCAACAGGTGCGGCAGGGGCAGCAGGGCTAGGAGCAGTAGTAGGAGTAACAGGCGCATTTAATGTAGGCTTAGCCGCTGTCGCAGGCTTAGCTCCCTTGCCAGCAGGCTGTCCAGCAGGTGCCAGTCCGAGTCCGACAGGTGTTGCAGGTGCTCCGGTGGTGGTGGGTACTCCGGCTCCGGGTTGTACCACGTTGGCTCCGGCAGGCTGACCAGATACTCCCACGCTTGGCTTACCTCCTCGGGGCTCAACTCTTGGCTCAGGCTTATTCGTCTTGGTAGTTTTCTCGACACGTGGTGCCTCCTTAAACCCTTCAGGTACGGGTGCAGTTAGGTATTTCAATATCTCGGCACGAGCACCTTTGGTAAGGATTAGGTTGGGATTGTTTGCCACCAACACTTGGATTTCCGCAGGGGTCTTACCGACAACGTTTTCTTCCAACCATTTCTTTGACGTGCGCAGTGGGACACCGATGTCCTCCAAGTCCTGCATTGTGATTTCATTGGGGCGTGCAGGGATTGTCAAGTCACGCTTGGCTTCTTTACCTTCGGGTACTGTGCGTAAAGGCAGCTTGTATTGGTAGCCACCCTTGGGTTCGCGTTTCGTAGGCTCTGCAATTTCTTCGGTAGTTGGCTGTGCAGCAGGGGTTGGCGCTTGCTCTTCGCCAAACAAATCCATCTGTGTGCGGGGAATGATTGGGGCTGTTTCTGCAAGGCCGGGGAACTTTGCACGGGCTTCTGCTTCCTGTGCTTTTTCCGCACGGATGCTTTCTACTTCGTTCTCGTGAAGCGACAGGAGTTGATCGTTTAGGTCTTTAATGCGAGCTTTGACTTCTGGCGTCTGTGGCTGTTGTTTAAGCGCTTCGCGCTCTTTGACCATATCGGCATATTCACGCTGAAAGTCCAAGCCAAGATCGAGTTGTTCACCTTGGGGCGTTGTGGTCGTAGGCTGGGTAACTGGCTCTTCTTTAGGCGTAGGTACGCGCTCACCCATTTCAGCTTCGCTAAACAACGCGCCTTGCGTACCTTGAGGCGCTTCGGGCGCTACCTGTGGACCACGGGCGGCAATACGTGCTTGCTCTTCACGTTGTGCTGTAAGTTGTTGTTCTGCAAGCTTATTTCTGGCTCCGCCACGCTCCATGACGTTACCGGCAGCCCCCAGTGGGGCACCAATCAGCAAAGCTTGGTATGCAGACTCGCCGTATTCTTTAATGGCATCTGGAGAGGTTAAGTCAAGACCTGCCTGCGCACGCTCTAGAATCTGCTGAGCAACCTCAACAGGCATCTCAGTCGTACCACGGGCTGCACCACGAGTTAATGTACCCGCCAGCGAACGCTCCGCAGCTTTGACCAGTTCAGCTTGGCTCTTGGCAGTAACCAGTGCGGCGTCTTCCGCCACACCCAAAACACCTTTGACAACTCGTTTGCCTAACGTGAACGCTGTACCTGCACCTTCTAAACCGGCTTGTAGGGCGGCAGCGCCGTAGGCTTTTGTTCTGTCAATCTTGACGGGCTCGCCCTTTTCCATCTGCTCGGCAGCTTGACGCTCAACGTTGCTACCCATGAACTGCGGCAAGAGCGTAGCACCTGCACCAAGGGCACCACCAACAAGCGTGCCTACACCCGGAGCGATAGCTGAACCGGCCATAGCGCCAAGACGTGCGCCGCCTGCCATAGAAGCAAGATTGGCACCTTGACCAGCCAAAGCACGAGGAATTTGGGATACGGCTTCGCCTGCTGCGGACAGCAATCCTTTGTCTTCGTACGCTTTCTTGACGGCTTCAAATGACGGGCCTTCGCCAGCTTCTTTGCCGATAGCTTCGCCCCGTGCAACACCAGCTTTGGCAGCTTCTTCGGGGGATAGGATACTCTCTAGACCCGTACGTCCTGAGGACAGTACTTGTTTGGCACCACGGACTAACTCACTGCCAATCGTGGACTGTTTTGGAGCTTCTGGAGCCGCAGGGACTTCTGCGGATTGAACCTGCTGAATGTACTGAGCCAGCCGTCTGGCCCCATCCGTATCTCCCGCAGCGTCTGCGTTGCGAAGTGCTTGGTAAAGGGCGTTCAGATCGGCCATTGCTTAGTCCTTATTTGCCCCCGTATTTTTTCAGGAGCGCGTTAATATCAGCAGGGGTTCCGCCGGGGCTTGCTGCGCCGGGGGCTGGCTCCATTGTAAGACCAAACTGTGCATACTTGGAAGCCTGAATTGCACGCAACTTAGACAACAATGGCGCTGCCTTGGCTGGATTCATGGAATACAGTGGGCTTTCCAACATTTTCTTGATGGCTGCAGCTTCTGGGTCACGGGCAAACGCCGCTTCCGCTTGCTGTGTAGCCTTCATGTCAGCATTGCCCCCCGCAACATCTGCACGAATGTTTGCAACAGCCAGTGCGTTGGCACGGTTAAGTCTGCCTTCCGCTGCTTGGTGGGCCAGCTTTTTAGCTTCGCGGTCGTCCAGACCTTGTTCCTTAGCGGCATCAAACGCATTCTTATATGCGTCGTCGTACTCTTTCTCGCCAAATGCAAGGACTTCTTTTTTGTAGCCACGTTTGGTATCTGCAACTTTGGTGGATTCGCCCATGATTTCCTTGAGCAAATCAAACTTTTTTTGCTCGTTAGCCAAGCGTTCAGCTTCAATCATGCCAGAAGCGTTAGCACCCGTCTGCAGTGATGTGCGACCACCAGCCGTAGCCAACTTACGAGCGTAGTCACCGATCCGTCCATACAAGTCTTTTTCAGTGTCCATACCGCCAACCCTACCTTGCAAAGCCTTAATGTAGGCTTCTTGGGCAGCCGTATCAGGACCGCCAACTTGCTCGGCATAACGCTTCAAGGCTTCCTCACGACGTTGCGCAGGGGTCTGTGCATATTGTGCCGCCAAGAACTTATTGCGGTCAGATTCTGCTGGCGTAGCAATTCCAGCAGGGGCGGATGTTGGGGCCGAAGGCGTGGCAACTTGTTGTTTTTGCTTAGCTAATTGTGCCAAATCGCGTGCAGGGGCAGCGGGCGCAGTCTCTGCGGGAGCACTCGCCATCTCTGAAGCCGCAATTTTGAGCATGCGTGGATCATTAGCCATTGTTGGGCGCAGGTTCTCTCCTTCTGCCCGAGCCAATCGCATATTGCGTTCACGCTCGGCTTCCAAAGCCTCAGCAGCTTTTTGCTTTGCTGCACGTAGTGGGCGCGCCCACAGTGGGGTATCGTCCTCAACCACATCGCCTTCCGCAAACGCAACGATACCGCCGCCTGCGTATTCTTGGCCCAGATTACTCTGCAATTCTTCAATGCTGCCTTGGCGCTCTGGCTGTGGTGGACGCTCTGGGGTTTGTGTGGGCGCAGTTTGACCCAGCAGGGCTTGCAAGCCTTTCTGCTGTTGCTGTTGTTGCACGGCTAATTGTTTAGCTTTTTGCAAAGCCAGTTGTTGTAGCGATTCCGCAACAGTTGGGGGTTTACCCGTAGGCGCTTGCTGCTGCATACCTTGCAGGGCGGCCATGGCTTGCTGACGCTTAACAGCATCTTGTTCGTTTACATCAATCTGCAAGGCAAGAAGTTTAGCCAAGTCAGGCGGCATCCCGGGTTTCGCCTGTTGTTCTTCTTTGATGCGGGCGTCTAATGCACCGGGGTTGCCACGGTACAGAGCGGCGATGCCTTGAGGGGATCCGTATGACATGTTAAATCCTTAAACTTTTTTGGCTGCGGTATTACCCAACAGAACATTTAATAAGTCGTTAGCTGTCGCAACGCCAGAACCGATGTTTGACAAAGTGCTAGGCTGAGTCATGTTGTAGCTCTGAGCCGCCAGTGGCAGACCTTGCAGTAATGACTGCTGGAACTGAACCATCTTATAAGGGTTTGCCCTAGCCTCTTCAAACTGCGCCTTGTCTGCGGCGATACCCTCAGATTCGATACCGCGTTGTGCGGCACCAGCGTCAAGTTGAGTTTTAAGATTAGCCAAGCCAGTCTGCGCTTCAGTTGCCCCAAGGTTGCCTTGAGTTTGCGCGCCAGTCAGACCAGTTTTCAATGCGTCCAAACCATATGTAGCACCGAACTGAGCCTCTTGTGCCTTGCGTGCTTGGTCAGCGTTAAATTGCGCCATTGCCTTATCGTATGCAGTGCTGTAACCTGTGCCAGTGATGTTGGCCAAGTTAGCACCCAATGCGCGCTGTGTTTCAGCATCAAGGATAGCCTGACGGCCACCACCGAAAGCGCCAGCTTGCGTCATCTTTGCAGCGTTCTGCTGCTGGGTAATCTGTGACTGACGGCGAGCTTCTGCCAACTGTGGTTCAAGCGCAGTCTGAATATAAGGATTCATGTACTGCTGAGCTTGTGTAGCATCAAACGTAGTGGTAGTTGGAGAATAGCTCAAACCTTTTGCTGTCGTGGCGATATCACCAGCGGTAGTTGCCGCTTGGTTAATGGATGTCGGCGTTGTTAAGCCAGCCGCAGTTTGAAATGCGCCAGTTTGCAGTGGTGATTCACCAGCGGTCAGCGGACCCATATATGCCTGATATGGCAAGTTAGCCAGAGCTTGGCCTTGACCCAACATGTTAGTGACGTATGGACCTGCCCAGTTGGAAAGGTTAGATTCAACACCAGATACGCCCGCGTTAACAGCAGTGCCGACACCCGAAGTGCCAGTCGATCCACCTGTCAAGAAGTGTTTTACAGACCCGCCTTTGGCGTATTTAGAGTTAGCCAGACCACCGGGCATAAACTTGTCGGGGTTGATTTTCTTGCCTTGTTTCTTAGTGCCAGTGCGTGCCATACGAATCTTGTCCATCATTTGATAAAGCTTTTTAGCTCCGGCATCAGAGTTGCCGTTACCCATATGAGACACGACATCCGCAGGAATAACAAACTCGCCATGGCTAAGCGCAGC